TATCATTGTAAAATTCTTCTTCTGATTTGAAGCGTTCAACAAGTTTATCATATAATCCATCTCGTTTAAGTCCGCCAGAAGTTATGTAAATACTTTGCCAGTTGTCTTGTTTTTGACGTGAACCTTTATTGACTGATTCTGTTATATCTTCGCCATAGGTATGGACTTCATCAAATATATTAAGTGAACTGTTACCACCTTGCGCTCTCAAAGTATCATTTGTTTGCTTTTTGAAAGTGGTTTTAAAAGAAGTAAATTCTAGCCCTTGTTTTGTACTCTTGAAAATCTTGTTTTCATTGTACACCCTTAATGCATCGCTTGCTTCCGTTTGATTCCGAACTTGGTCAAATACGTGTCTAGCCTGTGTATTATCATATGCAATAACTAAGCTCTCTCCGCCATATTGTCCGCCTAAAATCATCCAGTTAAGCACTCTTGTAGCCATTAAACTTGACTTACCTGATCCACGACCTAAATTAAGAAAAATTTCATTAACTAGGTTGACCTGAACGCCTTTTTCATCTACCATATCATAGCCTAACATTAACTCATACCACCAACGCTGCGTTGGAAGTAGCTCGATTTTCGCAAGGTTACCAGTAGTCAAATAGAAGTTGTCTTGTATCCATTCAATGGCTTGTGTAACACGGTCATAGCGATAAATATACTTGTTATGAATGCGAATCTGCTTCTGAATAGTCTTACGAATGTATTTGTTAATAATAATGCCGTTTTCTTTGTTGTATTCCAACATTTTATTTAAATAATACATTCATTCCCTTTCTATTCGTTTTCAGATATTCTTTTTAAAGACATGTTATAATATTCTTCGTTTAATTCAAATCCGATAAAATTTCGTTCAGTATTTAAGCATGCGATGGCTGTTGTTCCTGAACCCATGCAGTTATCTAATACCGTATCGCCTTTATTTGTGTATGTTTTAATAAGGTATTCAAATAGTGCTACCGGTTTTTGCGTTGGGTGGAGTTGTTTTGACTCGTTATTAAAATTCAAAATACTGTTAGGGTATCCAGAATGTTTAGCAATATATGGTTTGTCTCTGCTTGGTCTGCTCCCTACCACCGTATCGTTGTTTTGTTTAACTGAATTTTTAACTTTATTTATCACTTTCAACCCTTGCGGAAAGTAGTTCATTCTTCTTTTGCTACCATTTGCAATCGTTCCTTTAGAAAATACTAACACACTCTCGTGTTTCTTTAGTGGTGCATTCTTAGCATTTAAAAAACCTACTGTCCTATTCTTTTCCCATATCCACTCATACTTAAATAAATCTGGGTTACTCATAATCAAAGCGCTTGTGAACGGCTGACTAGCTGTTAGAACTATCGCTCCGTTATCCTTAATAACTCTCTCATACTGCTCCCATAATGGTTTGAAAGGAATGATTGTATCCCACTTACACGCTGTTGTTCCGTATGGCAAATCACACAAAATCATATCAATACTACCATCAGGAATTTTTTTCATTCCTTCTAAACATTCTTCGTTGTAAATTTTATTTAATTCAATCATTCAAACCCTTTCGGTACTTCGATTTTTGGAGTTTCGTACTTGCTTAGCTTATAGTCATCAAGTTCTTCAATTTTTGCCTTAAGGTCATGAGCGCTTGATTCTTCTTGTTGTAATCTCCGCCATTCAGTAGGGTTATAAAGTTCAGGGTTTCCAGCCTTAGCAACCATCATCGCTACCAAGCTATCTTTATCCAGCTCTTTTTCTTTAACCTTTACTTTTTCAACGTTTCCGTCAGCGTCATAGATTGTTTCTGTTTCCTTTAGCGTTCTGACTGTCAGTTTGCTCGCTAAGGCACTTTCAGCTAGTTCTAATAGATTTCCCCTAGCAATGCTTTTAGCTTCGTCATACGCCTTTATATTGTCATCTCGCCACTTTCTAAAAGTTTTAGCCGAACAATGCAAACTGGTGTAGATTTCTCTGTCATTACAGCCTGATTCAATTTTATCAATGATTTGACTAAAAAGCGGTTCTTCATACATCTTGGGTAAAATTGTGGGTCTGCCACCGTTTTGTGTTTGCATATTGTCCTTTCTTTTAAATGTGGTTATATCGTTTAAAGCCTATATTCTCGTTTCTAAGAACAGCAATAACTTTTGCTTATAAGTTTACCTACTTAGGTAACTCTGCTCTCACAAGCCAAAATATGAGCATATAGCCCTATAATTAAGATTTAGCAAGATTTAGCAAGATTTAGCAAGATTTAGCAAGATTTAGCAAGATTTAGCAAGCTAAAACTTTTCTTTTTGATTTTTTGGGGGATTCGCAGCCGGGAGTCCTTTGTGCTGAAAATCTCCTTAACATACCAACTTTGGGGGCGGGTATATATATAAAAAAATATTTTTATTTTCTTTTCCCAATTGCTTTATTACTTAGCTCATAGTTTAATAGCAAGCCATACTAATAGCCATAGCAATACGAACACTGGATTAATAGCTAACAATAATATCAACAATGCTATACGTGGACTGATGAACAACATAATAATAAATAATAATATAATCATTTACTTCTCCATTTATATATAGCAGTAGTAGGAATCGAACCCTACACCTTATTACTCTAACCAGATGTCTTGTATAGTTATCTTCTTCTATGGACTATACACCACTATCACTTGGACTGGACTTGCACCAGTATTCCTTAGCTCAAGGCGCTACCTCTTACTATTATCTATATCAAGTGTTATTATATACCAGCTACGTTAAAGGTTCACTGATATATAATAAATAAAGGAGAATGAGATACAATGGACTCGAACCATTTGAAGTAGCCAATACTATTATCACATCTTACTTATATCTCTAATTGCAAAGGGCTGTTAGTTGGCGACACTCATTTAACCAAGGCATTCCCGTCACCTTGCACCCTATTGCTTGGCTGTTAACTCTATAACATTTAAGCACCGTCAATCAGCGCACCACGTTTAATATTCCAGCTACTACCAATAAGATAGATGTAAATACACTTAACATAATAGCTAGATAGTCATGGCGATAGTACCACTCCTTAAAGTTGGTAACTGAACCTACACCATATAAAATGCCAAGAATAATCAAGGCAATATTAATTACAATCATTCATTCTCCTGACTTTCTACATAGAGTAAGATACAGAACGCGTCTGCCATGTCGTCGTTGATATCATTATCAGGTACTATGTTATAGCTCTTGAGTATCTCAATGCTTTGTACTTTTCTTGCTTTGCTTTTACCTTTGATTAAGTGATAACCGCACCATTTGGAATTAGGTATATCAACATAGCCAATGTTATGACGGTTACGCATGACTCCTAAGAATGAACCGTTAGCTCTAATCAATGAGATGTTTCCCTTAGACTTGAACGTGATGATAGGCTCTTCAATATAAATAAAATAATCAAATAAGTTATAATGCTCAATGACTTCTGTTATACCGTCAGCAATTTGTTTTGCACGTTCCAAAGGATCTTTACTTTTACCACCTGCAATTGAACCGACTACATACTCATTTGTTAAAGGATTGCGAAACGCATAACCAGTATTAGAAGTGCTAAAGTCAATCGCTAAGGCTTTGCTCATAAATCAGAACTCAATTCAATATAAAGTTCTTTAGTAATTTCTCCGATATCAAATAAGTGTTTAACATAGTGTTCGTACTCAATCGGAGTCAATACTTCTTTTTGTGCTAAAATATGCTCTTTATTCATTTCTTTATTCTCCCTTAAAAATTAAAGCTGTATCAAGATTAATCAAACCACATTCAACAGCGTTAAGTAAGAACTCGTTAAAGTCAACTTCTGACAATGTTTCTTGCTTAAATAATAGCTGTTCTTCTGTCATTTGCTTTCCTCTCTCAACTTGATATACTTATTATAGCATATCCACTTTTCAGGTTTGGTTTATCCTCTGTTATGTAAGCTATGATTGACTTTGTAGGCATTTTATGTTATACTCTTTATAGGAGGTAACTATGGCTAGAGATAAATATTTAATGTACTTACGACAGCAGGAATACAAGAAACGTATTAAAATTAAAGTAGTTAATACAAGAGCTAGAATGAACAGAGAATACATGAATCAACCAGAAGTAGACAAGGAAACATTAGAACTATGGAACAACCAGCCAGCAATACATTTTGATTTAGGGGAAAATAAATAAATTATATTAAAAAAAATAATTGCCACCTTAGTGGCTTTTGTTTTACGCTTAACCGCAATTTGACTAGAAGTGGCAGAATGTAAGTGCATTGAGTGTCCTGTTTGTAAAGTATGGTATCAGTAAGCACAATTAGCTTATTGTTTGTAAGATTTCTAAAGGAATTCCGGAGTGTTTGATAATCTTTTTATCTTGTACTGGAATTGTGAAAGGTTTAAGAAAACAAGAACAAAGAGCATTGTATAGTGATTTGTAATTTGTAACATACTTTTATTATTTAGGAGAATTAGAGGGAACAGAATATTTTACATAACACATGATAACTCAAAGTGTAAAATGCAATATGTTAAAATATAAGTATATAATACTTGACAAGTGAAAATGTCTATGTTATTATTATCTATGTAATTGAATAGTTAGTTGCTGAATGACTTGTAACTAATGTAAATAGAGAATTCAATATTGAATAAAGTTGAAAATATCGAAAGTCATTTATAATCTTACGCTTGAGGGTCAGGATAGTTGCTTAAAACCTAGACTCAATTGAAAATGTGATTACTTTACAAATAGCCTAGAGCGTAGCATGAAATAAAAGATTATGAGTTCCATGAGTGTCGTGAACAGAAACACTCCGTGACGCGTAGAAGTCTGACAGAGTTATTTATAGAAAAGTTTTGAAATTAAGTAGTCTTTTCTTTTAACTTGCTGGGATTATACGACACGATAAGGGCTAAGGGCTATCTAAAAAAGTAGCACGGAATAGAATTTAGTATTTGACAAATGTAAGATGATTTGATACTATGGTATAAGAAAAGGAAATAGATGAAAAGTATAACTATATTACAGATTATTTTTGATGTTATTCTAATAGCTTTATTTGGATATTCAGGCTTTACTGGTGAAGTCATTGATTTATTTGTTGCTTTATTATGGTGTCTTTGCTTATGGCTACATATTTATGAACTTAAAAGATTTAAGGCTTGACTTTTCAAGTCTTTTTTGCTATTATATACTAAAGGAGAAATAAATGACTAGCCTATTTGATAAAGTAAGCACAGCTAAAGAACTTAAAGAATCAGATGACTTTGCAGGAGGTTTGCTTTGGAATGTACAAGACATCTTGCCTAAAGGATCACTTGGCCTTATAACAGGTAGTGAGAAGAGTATGAAGTCATCACTAGCGCAAGACTTAGCGCAGGCAATGGCACTAGGAGAGCCGTTCGCTGGCAGAGAAACAACTAAAA